CGTATTGCCTGAATACTAGGATATACTCATGTAACCTGATCCGAAACGACATGCCTTTCAGGTGGTGGGGTAGATACAACGAAGATACCATCCTGTCACTCGATATGCTGAGTCACGGGTGGTGTACGATACTTTTTGGAGCGCTCTTACAGAATAAGCTACAAACACAGTTAGTCCCTGGCGGAAACACGGCTGAACTCTACCAAGCGGCTGATAAGCCTAAGGACGGTCAGTGCTATGCCCGGACTGGGACGGTCGCCAAGAGTATGATGCTGGCGAACCTCTACCCGAGCATCGCACGGGTCACCTGGTGCTACGGTCGCTGGCACCACTACGTTGACTACTCGGGCTTCAAGCAGCAGCTGCGCCTTCAGCCGGGTGTGACACCTCAAGACGGAATAAACGAGTACGGCCTTAAGCTCGTTGGCCCTTGTCCTGACAAGGCCGCCGACCCTTCCGGCGACCTGCCGCCCTGACAGTCTATTGACACTCTATTTAGTCAGGGTTACGCTTGCAGAAGCGAAAGGGGTGTCGGCCGATGCGGCTAAGCGGACATCTAAATCGACGAACTCAGGAAAACCTCAAGAAGCTTCGCCAGGCGATGGCGATGGGCCTTGAGGACTGGGAGATCCGTGAACAGATGGGCCTCACGGTCCGTCGCTTCAACTGGCTCCTCGAACATCATCACTCGACAGCGGCGAGCGAAACGAACGCCCGCTATCTTGTTCGGTATCAGGCACGTAAGACGTTGCAGCGGCAGGAGGCTGTCAAGGCTCTCGGGGACGCCAAAGGGGTCAAGGAGACTATTCCCGAGCAGAACCCGGAGACAGGGCAGTACGTCTATCGCTGGCGTGTCGCCCCGAAGCCGCAGGTAGCCCTGCAAGCGATTCGGCTCCTTTCCGAGCTTGATGCGCAGGAAGTGGACGTGGCGATCCGTCTCGGCATGCTGCACGAGGTCCCGAAGTCGGTCCATGTCACCGAGGTCGAGCGGCCGATAGACGAGATGAGTCATAGCGAGATTCTGGCGGCCTACAGGAACGAGGTTGCAGAGGTGGCGCGGCTGTACGGCCGGCGCCCGGAAGAACTTGAGACGTACCTAGCTGAGGGGTGGCCGGCGATGGCGCTGACAGAAGGGAAGGCAGCGATAGGGAGCGAGGTCGAGATCGAAGTTCGGCAACCGGCTGCCGAAGAAGAGGGCGAAGAGGCGACGGCGTGAGCATGCCTGCGGCAGAGCGGGATGTCAAGCAGGTCCGACTTGCGCTGAAGACGTTGCGGGCGCTGAAACAGCAGGCGCTGTTGCGTGAGCGGGCGATAGAGGCCGGGGACCGCAAGACTCGGCTTGAGCGGGGGCGTAGTGACCTGGCATGGTTCCTATCGTACTACCTAGGGCACTGGTACACGGCGGCTTTCGGGGCGTTCCACGTCGAGTTGATGGGGGACTTCCGGCGGGCGGCGACGGCGCTAGATGGAGTAGCCGGGGGCGTGCAGAGTGATGGGGCTACTACTGACGAAGCGGTCGCTGGCCGGAGCGTAGCAGTCGCTTTCCCCCGAGATCACGGTAAGACGACGGTGTTGTCAGGGCTGATCCTGTGGGCGATCTGTACGGGGCTACGGCGGTTCATTCTGCTCGTGGGCGCGACGGGAAACGAGGCGAGCGACCGGCTGACGGACTTGCGGCGGGAGTTGGAGCAGAACGAGCGGCTGCGCGACGACTACGGGGACCTTGTCGGTACAGAACGGTGGTCGGGTGGGGACCTGGTGACGCGGAACGGCGTGCGGGTGCGTGCGACTTCGGTCGGGGCGAAGCTGCGTGGCACGAAGCGGGGGGCGGCTCGGCCTGACCTTGCGGTACTTGACGACATCGAGGATGACGAGCAGGTCCTGACCGAGTACCAGCGAGGAAAGGTGCGGGCGTGGCTGACGAGGGTCCTGATACCGGCGCTAGACTCGGACCGGGGCGTAGCTTTCGTCCTGGGGACGATCCTGCATGCCGACTCGCTGCTGGCGCGGTTGGTCGGAGACGAGTACTTTCCGGGATGGACCAAGCGGCTGTACCGGGCGACGCCTGAGGAGCCCCTATGGGCGGCGCGGTGGCCGACAGAAAAGCTGGCGACGATGAAGGCTAGCATCGGGTCAGTCGCCTTCTCGTGCGAGTTCGAGAACCGTGCGACATCTGAGGCCGATGCGCTATTCCGGCAAGCGTGGCTAGACCAGTGCCGTCTGCCTGGGGTGGCGTTCGCGGGGTCATGGGGTGATATCGTGGCGCGGTGCGGGGGCCGGGCGCCGCTGATCGTGGTCCACGGGTGGGACTTCGGGTGGGTGGACGACCGGCGGAAGGCGCAGGAGCGGGACAGCAACTACACGGCCTACGTAGGGGTGGCTGTGGACCCGGTGACGCGGCACCGTCAGATCCTCCGGGTGTGGCGGGACCGGGGGCTGGCGCCCTCGGAGGTGCGGGCGGCTATCCGGCGAGAGGCTGCCGTGCTGGCGCCGCCCGACGCGACGGCGTGCGCCTTCGTGCGTGTCGCGGTCGAGTCGGTCGGGTTGCAGAAGCAGCTCTACCAGGTGGGGCTGCAAGCCGAGAGCGACCTGTGCGTCGTGGGCGTCCTGACGGGGGCTGACAAGGGGGACCTGTACCGGGGCGTGCCGGGGCTGTCGGCGCGCTTTGAGGGGCGCCAGTACGGGGTGCCGTGGCCGGAGGACGAGGATCAGCGGGGGATGGTGCAGGCGCTGCTGACGGAGTTGCACGGGCTCGGGCGAGAGGCGCATGATGACATGGTGATGGCGCTCTGGTTCACGGAGGTCGTGATCTCGCGGATACTGGCCTGGATAGACCGGCACGGGCTGCCGGTCGGCAGTGAGGACGAGGAGCATGACGATGGCGACGGCAACGGGCGCGGGAACGGAGGGAACGGAGGCGGTAGGGGCGGGTGGGACGTCAGCATCGGCGAGCGGGTCCCCCTCGGTGCCGGGGCCGGTGGCGACTGACGGGCCTGCGCTGTCCGCGCTTGCGATCAAGGGATTCACTGACGGGAGCGAGGACGGCGTGGGGCAGGCGAGCCGGGCGTCCATCGTGCCGTTTTCGGACGAGCAGCCGAACGACCTGTTCTCGGCGCTGCGGGCGTACATGGGGCCGGAGCGGGGCGACTCTGACGCGCGGTGGGCGCGGACATACGCCCTGGCGCCGCCCGTGTCGCCCGACTACCTGGCGCAGGTGTTCGGGGAGAGCGGGGTGCTGCCGCAGATCGAGGACGCTATCGGCCGGAACGTGGAGGAGCGGGGGTACGACCTGGTGCCGGTGCGGAAGGCGCGGCCTGACACGCCGCCTGCGATCGAGGCGGCGATGCGTGCGGAGCGGGTGCGGCTCCGGGCCTTCTTCCGGGGCGCGGCCGAGTGGCCGTGCTCGTGGGAGGAGTCTCTGCGGCGGGCGCGCAAGGACTACGAGGTCACGGGGTGGCGTGGGTTCCAGGTCCTGCGGATGGCGCCGCCAGGCTTCCGCGTCGGCGACAAGCAGCCGCTGGCGTTCGATCCGGCGCTGACGGACCCCTTCGGGGCGATGGTGGGGTTTCAGCACATCGAGGCGGGGACGCTGCGCTGGTGCGAGGCGAGCGACCCGATCCTGACGAGCGTGTGGGAGTACGAGGAGGACGAGGAGGCCGGCGAGCCTGACCTGGCCGCGACGCCGCGGTGGGTCGAGCGGAAGACGTGGCGGCGCTTCAGGCTGATCGCCCACGCCCGGACGGCCGGGTTCACGCGGCTCGTGGGGTCGGGGAACGTGCAGAACGGGACGGTGGTCTATTTCCGGGAGTTCGGGGATCCGCGCGTGATCGACAAGCGCGACGGGACGGTGCTCGGCAACTACCTGACCGGCGAGTTCCCCGACCAGGCGGTGCTCGACACGGATGGGCGGCCGAAGTGGGGGCCGCAGTGGTGGGCGAACGAGGTCCTGATCGACAGCAACTACTTCCCCGGGTGGGCGCCCTACGGCCGGCCGTGGTGGGTGGGCGTGAGCGAGACGGACATGGCGCTGACGGCGGCGGCCGAGGCGAACCGGACAGGCATCGAGAGCCCGAAGATCCCGCGCCTGATCCTGACGTCCGAGGGGACCAAGACGACGGGGGCGGCGCTGAACTTCGCGCGGGAGCGCATCGAGAAGGGGCGGGCCGACGACCCGGGAGCGCAGTTCAGGATGGTGCTGATCGAGACGAGCCCGCATACGCTCGGGGCGATAGGCGACTCGACGGAGCGGGGGATCAGGCCGCAATTGAACGTGCACCAGATCAAGGTGTTGCCTGACGACGGGCTGTTCGTCGATTTCGACGAACAGGGGCGGAAGAAGGTGCGGTCGGCGAGGCGCCTGCCGCCGATCTTCCTCGGGCTGAGTGAGGACGACAGCTACGCGTCGGCGTCGGCGAGCATCCTGGCGGGGGATGAGCAGGTGTTCCAGCCGGAGCGGGACCGGCTGGACAACCTGATCAACAAGGCGGTCCTGACGTCGCTGCGTGCGGTTTGGTGGCGCTACCGGACGCGGGGTGCGCTGACGGTGGCGGTGGCTGACAAGGTGCGGGCGGTGGAGGTGGGGGACAAGGCCGGGGCGCTGACGCCGAACAAGGTGCGGGAGGTCATGGCGGACCTGCTCGGCGTGGAGTTGGAGGCGATCCCGGAGGGGTGGGGCGACCGGCCGTTCGCGGTGACGCTTGCGGAGGCGCAGGCGCAGGCGAGGCTGGGGCTGGCGCCCGGGGCGGGCGTGGACGAGGGCGAGACGGTAGAGGGTGGGGAGGGAGAAGGTGCGACGAAGGCGGCCGGGGATGACGCGATGGTGGCGGCGCTGCGGTCGCTGCGGTCGGCCCTGGCGGCGAAGTGTGCGGCGGGGGTGCGGAGGTGACGCGGGAGGCGGCTGCGCTGCGTGAGGTAGAGGGCTGCCTGTGCTGCCTCGGGTATGCGGACGGGCTCGGGCATCGGTACGGGGCGGCGAAGGCGGCTCCCGCGGCAGTGCGGGCGCGGCTGCGGCGCATGGCGCGGGCGGGACAGATCGAGGCGGACCTTGCGGCGGGGCTGATCCGGGAGTGGGACAAGGTGGCGGGGCCGGCGCTGCGGGCGGGACTGGACGTCATGGAGAAGGGCGGGGGCGCTGACGGGGTGCTGCGGGCTGTGGCGGAGGGCGTCAAGCCGTTCGCTGCGAACGCGCAGGCGGTCTTGGACCGGGGCGTGCGTATGGCCTATGACGCTGAGAGGGCGGCGATCACGAGGGCTGCGGGGGTTGACGTGGTGCTGAACCTGACCGACCAGGCGGCAAAGGACTGGCTCGTCCGGGACCAGATGTACTGGGTGGGCTCGGCGTGGGACCGGCAGTTGGGCGGGGCGATAGCGAGTACGGTGCGGGAGGTGGCGGTCGAGCAGGGGCTGTCGCTCGGGGAGGCGGCGAGGGCGCTTGCGGAGCGGGTGGGTCCGTTGATCGAGGGGAGCCGGACCGACAGCTACTGGCGGGTGGTGGCGAGCGCGGCGAGTACGCGGGCGCGTTCCTTCGGGGCCGTGGAGGCGTTCGTGGCGACGGGGACGGTGTGGAGCGAGTGGTACAACCCCGAGGACGAGGTGACGTGCGGGCTGTGCCTGGACCTGTCGGGGCGGCAGTTCAGCGTGGACGCGCAGGTGGCGGCCCGGGATGCGATGATGGCGGCGGCGACGCCTGAGGAAGCGAGGGCGGCGGCCCCGTGGCAGAGCGAGGACTTCGCATGGGGGCTGGCGACCGAAGAGATCGAGGCGCAGGGGCTGGAGGTGCCGCCGGTGCACGGGAACTGCCGGTGCTCGCTGGACGTGTGGGTCGAGGAGGGGGAGGTCGAGGCGGTGCCGGGGCCGGAGGCTGACGCGGAGACGCGGGAGGCGTTCGGCGCGCTGCGGCCCGGGGAGGCGGATGCGAAGGTGCGGGCGATCACGACGAACCCTGACGGGCTGACGGTGCGGCTGGACTCGCCGCTGACGGTGGGGGAGATAGACGGGGCGCGGGCGGCTGTGAGGGCGAGGGATGCGGTCGTGGGCAGTGTGGGGAAGCTGCCGGGGGGGGCGGCGGCGCGGACGTACACGTTCTACGACCTGGGGCGGGGGACGCGGGCGACGGTGATCGAAGGGGGGAAGATCGAGGCGTTCGAGGCGCTGGCGGACGCCTCCGGGGCGCTTGCGGAGGCGCGGCGGACGGGGGTGGTGCTGAGTGCGAGGGCGAAGGCGTGAGGAACGCGAGGAGGCGGCGATGCCGTTGACGAGGTGTCAGGCGGACGGGCAGGACGGGTGGAAGTGGGGGGATGCGGGGCACTGCTACACGGGGGCTGACGCGAAGGCGCGGGCGCTCGCGCAGGCGGTGGCGATGGGGGAGTTGGGAGCGGAGAAGGCGCTTGCGCTGGCCGCCGGTGAGGGGGGAGTGGACCCGGAGAACCCCACGGTTGCCCCGGCGCCCGTGGTGCCGGAGACGCCGGAGGTGCCGGGCGGGGAGGCGCCCGCGACGTCGATCAAGGCGGCCCTGCGGCTGACGGCCCTGAAGTTCAACGAGGAGCGGCGGGAGGCGACGGGGCTGCTGGCGCGGCCGTTCGACGGGACCTCGGACTCGCTCGACGTGGACGGGGAGGCGATGACGAGCGAGGATGTGTTCCGGCTGGCGCGGTCGTACATGCTTCGTCAGCGGGTGGCGGGGCATGACGACCAGCATGACCGGGTGCCGGGGAAGCGGGTGCTCGTGGAGGTGTTCGTGAACGATGAGCGGGTGGGGAGCCCGCTGTACCCGGCGGGGGCGGCGGTGTGCACGATGCGCTACCTGGACGACGAGGACTGGGCGGCGGTGAGGGCGGGGGAGCGCAACGGGTTCTCGTACGACGCCGACGTGAGCGGGGTAGTGGCGGAGGTGGAGGTGCTCGTGCGGCCGGGGGAGGTGCGGGCGTGAGGACAGGAGCAGCGAAGGGGATGCGGGTTGAGCGGGTGGCGCTGGCAGCGCTGCTGATGGACCCGCGGAACGCGCGGCGACACGACGAGCGGAGCCTGCGTGCGATCATGGACTCGCTGGCACGGTTCGGCCAGCAGAAGCCGGTCGTACTTGGGCGGCTACCGGGAACGGACGGGCAGCCGGCGGTCGTGGCGGGGAATGGAACGATAGCGGCTGCGCGGCGGCTTGGGTGGTCGCATGTACTGGCGGTCAGGACGGACCTGACACCAGCGGAGGCGCGGGCCTACGGGCTGGCGGACAACCGGACGGCGGACCTGTCGGGGTTCGACGTCGAGGTGCTGGCTGAGCACCTGGAGGCGCTGCGGGCGGATGACGTGTCGGTAGCGGGGCTCGGGTTCGACGACAGCGAGTTGGAAAGGATCGTGGCGCGTGATCTCGATGCGCTGACGGTGTGGCCGGGGGAGAGAGTGGGAGGTGAGAAAGGGGCGGACGGTGTGGGCGCTGTGTCCGGGGAGGCAGAAGAGGATGAGGCGCCTCCGGTGGCGGAAGGAGAGCCGGCGAGCAAGCAGGGTGAGATGTACGTGCTCGGCGTGGGGCAGGGTGCGCACCGGCTGGTGTGCGGGGACTGCCGGC